CTATGTGGTTGTATAAGACAGCTCTCGAGCGGTGGGTGGTGTTTCCTGATGGGACTCTTTATTTACTGAAGCACGGGAATGGTAGTGGTACGGACCCTACCACCATTGATAACATAATTGGCCACTTGTTACCGTTAGGGTACATTATGCTTGAATTGACGGGGAGTGTTATGTTGGATTGTGACGTTGATCGGTGTATTAACGTGTATGGTGATGATGAGTTGAGTGCCGTGAGAACGGATTACTCGATTGATCAGATTGAGAATTGCGCAAAGGCTATTTTCAAATTGTTTGGTTGGACTCTGGATCCAGTGTGGGCTTCAGATATTTTAATTGGGCATTCGTTTTTAGGGGCTAAGGTTGCCATTTATACGCATTTGAGTGTTGACTATTATGTACCTGTATATGATAGGGAGAAACTCTTATGTTCATTAGTGGCTGGCCAAAGGCTGTCTGAAGACTCGTTTGCATGCAAGTGTTTTTCGATCTTGTTGTTGTTAGCACCTGACGCGGAAGCGTTTGGTATGGCACATGCTGTGTTTTTGTCTCATCTAGAAAGGTCTTACATTCGTGGAGGACCGTGTGTTACTGCATTTTGGAAATGTAGGCAGAGGATGGGGAGGGAAGCTTTTTTGATGGAGATAACCGGTGTTGAAGGAAGTAATTCCGTCATGTCGGCTCCTGAAATTCAGTGTATCGCCCCGTTGCTCACTTCTTTTTTGGCCCCCGGGGACACAATTCAAGGATTGTGTGAGGTTTTAAATGAAGTTTCAATTATGGATGGAATCAAAAGCAAAAGCGGCAAGAGCAAAGTTACTGGTGTTGCAGAACCCAAAAGGAAACTCGAAATCATTAAAAACGAAATCGAGCGGAAGTCCTCAGTTGCGGATGGACGAGTTGGTCGCTCTGATCGACGAGTTCCTTCGCAGCAAGGAAGCAAAGAATCAACCGGAGGAGGTGGAGGAGGTGGACAACCTCCTCGATTGGATAGTGGACAACATCCCCAAAGGGTTGGGGTGGTTGGCGGAAAACGTCATCCCCCTGGTCCCAAAGTTCCTGGCGTTGTTGTGAAAGCAGCGCTAGTGAAACAATTGGTCACAGCAGTGCATAAGAAGACCGAGGAAGGTTATTGGCACATGAAGGAACCACAAACAGTCAACTTGTTAGACGCTGACGGGAAGTTGAAAGGAGTGCAGTTGGTGCATCTGCTTACGCGTGAACAACACGTGCAGAACAACAAACTACTCTCCGGACATACTACTCGCCTGCGTAAAGAGTGGGATAAGAGACTTGCAACGTCTATGGCACAGGGTGTGCCATTGGCAATTCCCGAGGGTTTTCGGGGATCGCATATCTACAAATCTTACTCAACTGATGGGAAGGGTGTTGTGACATGTCATGTTTCGGGGCATCAACTGCTCACGGAATTGTTGTGTTTCTCCGGTGGAGGTTTCCAGCGGAGTATGATGTTGCCCATTTCTCCCAATATGCTTGGTGGGCATGTGGGGATGGAAGGGAAAAATTATGATTATTTTAAGTTTGATGAATTTGAGGGGTCGACGATGCCGGCTTACCAGCCGTCAAATGTTAAAGCTGCAGGCATGGGAGTTTTGTTTTATGCTCCGAATAATGATTATGTTGTGACGGGAGTGGGGTTTACTCCACTTACCATTGCTTCGAATTTTGATTCGTTCATGACGGAGTCGTTGTGGGTGCCACAGAGTTTGAGAGCGGATCTCTCGAATTCTTTGACACAATACTCGACTTCAGACAATTCTGACACGCTTGAAGCTTTTCAGGGTTCCTTTCATTTTGGAACCGTGGATACCTTTGGAAGTGAACTGGAGTTGAATTACGCAGAGGCTTCAATCACCTATTCGGTTAGATTGATTCAGCCGCGTTTGGATCCTGCTTTTCAAGTTTTCAATAGTACCCGGGTACAAATTGATTGGTCGTTGACCGCCGTTGCCCCGTTGAAGGCAATGGTTACATTCCGCAATGGTCCACCATTTGTAGGTGGGGTTGCGATGACTGCTCTCGCTGGCCCGGATTTTTCGAGTCAGAGCTTCATAGGGACCTTAACTTTTGACACAGGCGTCGATGGTCCTGGGTTTGGTTCTCTAGATGAGTTCCTTTCTCCAGAGTCGTTGGATGGTTGTGAAATTACGAATGGTCTCACGGTGGTTGTGCGTGCTTTTACGTCGTCGAATACGGCGGGTGTGTACATTACGTATTTGTTTTCTGATTTAGCATCGGCAATGGCGGCGGAGTTGGGGCAAGCTACATCCGGGGGGATAAACATCCCCGTGGTGGAAGGTGCCCTTCTCTACGCCAATGCTGTTGTTGCGCAGATTGCAGATACGTTTGCGATGGGTACACTGTCTTGGTGTGCCACGTCGGATTATCTGAGCAAGTGATGAGTGGTAGCAGGTAAAGCTTAAAAATCCCGGCAGTGTGCCGATAATACACTACATGATGCGGGATCGTGGTAGATTGAGTCATTTTACAGACATGGGTATGTTCGTTTGTAGATTCTTTATCCCGCTATGGC